TCTTCCAACAGCTGCAATCAAGGCTCTATCACCCCAAGAGTACGCAGCGACAACTAGAGCTAAAAGAAAAGGCACAAAAGCAGGTAAACAATTCGTCAAACAGCCTAAAGGCATCGCTAAAAAGACGAGAAGTTATAGAAAAGTTACATAATATAGGATATTTTGAGAATGATGGTTAAAGCGTGGTTTATAGTAGCAATAATGTCTGGTGTATATGCAGACGGAACTAAGGATATATTTATATTTCAGCATCCAAAGGATCATGGACACTTTCATAATGCGGCAATGTGTCAAAAGTTTGTAGGAGATAATCCTTTTTCTATAATGAGAGCATTAGTAGATGAGTATGGGGATAGATCGCCTGAAAAGATTATATGTGTCCCAGAAGAAACTGTTGAAACTATTGTTGGCAGTGTTGCAGAACAAAAGTCTGGTATATAATGCTATATGAGCCTACTTGTGAAGTATGTGGCAGTCACATTGAAGATGATAAATGTGAGGTATGTGAACACACTGGTGATAATGGCGATTGGGTAGAAGAGGTTATAAAGAAAAAAGATGACCCCAGAGACTCTTGACAGATGGCGAATACTACCAAGACTTATGATGCTAGTGATGACAGGCGTTTATATACGCTGTATCGAATGGGCTTTGAGTCAGCCAGAGTTGACTACACAACAAGCAGGACTAATATCCGTGATTACAGGGGCGATGACTGGGAGTTTCGCCATATGGATGGGAGCAGAGAAGTCCGAACCCAAAAGAATGGAGAGGGAAGAACGATGAGAAGATATTTTAAAAGATTATGGTGTGCATTACTAAATAGAAAATGCCACGAGGATTGTGACTGCGTATAATGATAGGTTCACTGATAAGTTCAGTATCTAGTTTAGCTTCATCATATATTGAAGGTAAAACAGCTATACAAAAGGCTGAAGCTACCATTCGTATGAAAGAAGCAACAGGTGAGATCGACTGGGACTTAGCTGCTATGAGGGCTTCACAAAGCTCGTGGAAGGACGAATGGCTGACTTTGCTTTTCAGTATTCCTCTGGTACTGAGCTTCATGGGTGAGTGGGGCAGGGGCATAGTAGCAGATGGCTTTACGGCTTTGGCAGGTATGCCACAGTGGTATCAGATTGCATTGGGAGCTATTGTAAGTGCAAGTTTTGCAACACGATCAGCAGGTAAGTTTTTTAATATGAGGAAGAAGTAATGGCGTTTAAATTATCGAGTAGAAGTTTAAGTAAATTAGAAGGTGTAAATCCTTTATTAGTGGACACAGTAAAACGTGCCATAGAAGTGAGTTCTGTTGACTTTGGAGTGATATACGGTGTCCGTTCCTTGGCAGAGCAAAAAAAGTTGTACAAGGCAGGACGATCACAGACGATGAAATCTAAACACCTTTTACAGCAAGACGGTACAGCACACGCTGTCGATTTAATGGCGTATGATGGTAGTGACCCAAGTTGGGACATCGTGATGTATGATGATATAGCAGACGCAATGAAAGAAGCATCAATAGAAACTGGTGCAAAAATTTGTTGGGGAGCCGCATGGCATATAAATGATATATCCGAATGGAGTGGCACTATGGAACAAGCTATGAATGCTTACGTAGATTTACGTAGGAGTTCTGGGCGCAGACCATTTATTGATGGTCCTCACTTTCAACTAAGCTAATGTCACTACCTGAACGAGTCAAAACTAAAATGAAAGAAGCAGGACTGAGAGCAGTCAACAAAGCTCAAAGATTACCTGCTAGTGATACATCGGGCAAATCACATCATGTTATGGCTAGTGAGGGTGGTAAATATAAGTATATAAAGTTTGGACAAAAAGGTGTAAAGACTAATCAAACAGTAGGACAACGAAAAGCATTTAAAAGTAGACACGCTAAGAATATAGCAAAAGGTAAATTGTCTGCAGCATACTGGGCAGATAAAGTTAAATGGAGTCCAAGCAAAACTAAATCGCCTTCTAAGAAATGGAAAAAGGGTTCATAAAATGGCACGACAATTAACAGAAAAACAACAAAAACTGTTAGATGTATTGTTTGATCAAGCAGGTGGTGATATAGGATCAGCCATCAAACTTGCAGGGTATGCTGAAGGAGTTAGTCCTACCCAAGTAATCTCTGGTTTGAAAGAAGAGATATTAGAAGCAACACAAACATATATGGCACGTAATGCTCCAAAGGCTGCAGTTGCCATAGTAAGTGGTGTTGATGATCCTGTACAGCTAGGCATAAGAGATAGAATGTCAGCAGCTAAAGAGCTACTAGATAGAACAGGTTTAATTAAAACTGAAAAGGTTCAAGTAGAAGCATCAAATGGGGTTATGCTTATGCCCCCAAAAAACAAGGAAAGGGACTAAACAATGGTGGTGAAATCTTTATTAAAAGCAACATTAAAAAGCAAACTTAAAAAGAAGAAGACAGGATCTCAAAAAGGTAAGACTGTTTTACAGGATGAGACACAAGCTAGATCTGACGCATCTAGAGGTATATCAGATAGATCGGCAAGAGATCAGACTGCTTTATATAACGCTCAAGCAAAAGTTAGAGAACTAGCTGCAGAAGATGGTGTTAGAGTTGCAACATTTAGAAAAAATAATCCTAATAATGCTGCTGTTAAAACTATATACAGAATTAAACCAGATATCAAAGCTAAAGATGGAGGAAGAGGAAGCTCTGCTGTAAGAAAGGATGCTAGACCTGAACCTAAAAAAGTTACAGTTAAGTCAACAACAACACCAAGCAAAGGTTCTACTGTAAGAAAAAGTCAAAAACAACAATTAAAAGATAGATTAGCTGCTGTTAAAAAGACTGAATCTTTTAAAAAGGCTGAAAAGAAAAAGCAGATTATACCTAGTGATAAACTAGATAATCTTACTGAAAAACAATTTATGAGAATGCTAGGTGATCCTGCTAAAGAAGCAAAACTAGGTAAAGCTAGAATAGAAAAATACTTTGAAAAGTTTGGATTCTATGATGATCTTGCTAGAGATTTAAGAAGTGAAGGTGTTCCAATAACTGTATCTGAAGTCAAAGCAAAACCTTTTACTGCTACAAAAAGAATGTACAAGAGAAGATTTTCTAGAAGAAGATCTAGATGAGGAACAGATCGTTAGGTAAGTGGAAGTTACCACAACCTATAGATGTAAAAGACGATACCGAATGGCTTTCAATTCCTAGGATTGCTAGACACATTCCATTCGGTTATAAGATAGATCCTGACGATAATAAGTTACTGTTGCCAATAAAAGAAGAATTAGATCTACTGGAAAAAGCAAAGCAGCTTACAAAACAATATTCTTATAGAGAAGTTGCAAACTGGCTAACTAAAAATACAGGAAGACATATATCTCATATAGGTCTAATGAAAAGAATAAAGAATGAGCAAAACCGTAAGCACCAAGGTTCAGTCATACGCTACTGGGCAGACTATGCAGAAAAGGCGATCAAAAAAGCCGAAGAGATCGAAAGCAATAGAACAGGAGCAAAAGAGCAAAGCGAAAGTCCATCAGCCTAGTATAGTAGATACACCTATAGAAGAAACTCGTAATGTTGTATTTAAACCTAACGAAGGACCACAAACAGAGTTTCTCGCAGCAAGTGAAAGAGAAGTTTTGTACGGTGGATCAGCAGGGGGTGGTAAGTCTTACGCAATGTTAGCAGATCCCCTGCGTTACATGGGACATCCTGAGTTTAGTGGATTACTACTGCGTCACACCACAGAAGAGTTAAGAGAACTTATATTTAAAAGTCAAGAACTCTATCCTAAAATATGGAAGGGTATCAAGTGGTCAGAAAGAAAGATGCAGTGGGTTGCTCCATCAGGTGCAAGACTATGGATGTCTTACCTTGATAGGGATGACGATGTCCTACGTTATCAAGGATTAGCGTTTAGTTGGATAGGATTTGACGAACTTACACAGTGGGGTACACCATTTGCTTGGAACTATATGAGATCACGATTAAGATCTACATCACCAGATCTGCCAGTATACATGAGAGCAACAACCAACCCCGGAGGACGAGGACACCACTGGGTTAAGAAAATGTTTATTGACCCTGCACCATATAACAAGGCATTTAATGCAACAGACATTGACAGTGGAGAAGAACTCAAATATCCTGCAGGACACAGCAAAGCAGGACAAGCACTATTCAAACGTAGGTTTATACCTGCTCGACTTACAGATAACCCTTATCTCTCATCTCAGGGCGATTATGAAGCAATGCTTCTATCCCTTCCTGAACAGCAAAGAAGACAATTATTGGAAGGCGATTGGGATATTAAAGAAGGAGCAGCTTTCACCGAGTTTGATCGCAACGTACATGTGGTTGAGCCTTTCCGTATACCTAGCAATTGGGTTAAGTTTAGGGCATGTGACTATGGGTATGGAAGTCATTCTGCCGTTGTCTGGTTTGCTGTTAGCCCATCAGAACAGTTAGTAGTATATAGAGAGTTATATGTATCAAAAGTATTAGCTACCGATTTGGCTGATATGATATTAGATGAAGAAGCAGAAGACGGTAATATAAAGTATGGAGTGTTAGATAGTTCACTCTGGCACAAACGAGGGGATACAGGACCTAGCCTAGCAGAGCAAATGATTATGAAAGGGTGTAGGTTTAGACCTTCTGATAGAAGTAGAGGAAGTAGGGTATCAGGTAAAAATGAAATACATAGAAGATTACAAGTTGACGAGTTTACAGAAGAGCCACGTTTGGTTTTTTTTAGCACATGTACTAACATCATTTCGCAATTACCTGCGATACCGTTGGATAAAAAGAATCCTGAAGATATAGATACAAACTCAGAAGATCACTTGTATGACGCTTTGAGATATGGTATAATGTCAAGACCAAGGTTTAGTATATTTGACTATGATCCTGCAGGTGGATTTTCAAACTCCATGCCCATAGCAGACACAACATTTGGATATTAATATGGCAGAAGAAGAAGATATAATGATGGATGACACCTCTATAGCTATTGAAGATATAGCTGAAAAAGGTGGACAGGATGAGACAAAAAGTTACAACATCATACCATTTATTATGGACAGATACAAAAAAGCCGATGACTATAGAGAACAAGATGAGCAAAGATGGTTGAGAGCCTATAGAAACTACAGAGGTTTATATGGTTCTGATGTACAGTTTACAGAAGCAGAAAAGTCACGAGTATTTATTAAAGTAACAAAAACAAAAACACTTGCAGCTTATGGTCAGATAATAGATGTATTGTTTGCTAATAATAAGTTTCCTTTAACTGTAGAGCCTACTACATTACCAGAGGGTGTAGTATCTGACGTAAGCTTTGATCCCAAAGAACCAGAAAGTATTAGATCTAGATTAGATGAAATGGAAAGTCCTTACGGTTTTTCAGGAGATGGTAAAGACTTACCTGCAGGGGCTACACAACAAAGCCTGATGGATAAACTAGGACCTCTTCAAGGAAAGTTTGATGATGTAGATAATTTAAGAGAAGGTGTAGGTAAAACACCAACAGCAGTTACATTTAGTCCTGCTATGATTGCTGCAAAAAATATGCAGAAACAAATACACGATCAACTAGAGGAATCAAACGCTAATAAACATTTACGAAGCACAGCCTTTGAAATGGCTCTGTTTGGTACAGGTGTAATGAAAGGACCGTTTGCTGTTGATAAAGAATACCCATCTTGGGGTGAAGATGGAGAATACTCTCCTGTATTTAAAACAGTGCCACAAGTTTCACATGTATCAGTATGGAACTTCTTTCCTGATCCTGATGCAAACAATATGGATGAAGCACAGTATGTGATAGAAAGACATAAGCTATCTAGAACGCAGTTACGTGCTTTAAAGAAAAGACCACACTTTAGATCTCAAGTTATAGAAGATGCTATAGCTATGGGAGAAAACTATAATAAAGAATACTGGGAAGATGATCTATCTGACTACTCACCAGAACATGCTATAGCACGGTTTGAAGTATTAGAGTATTGGGGTACAGCAGATGTAAGCATGTTAAAAGATCAACAAATAGAAATACCAGATGGGTTAGAAGAGTTTGACGAAGTGCAGATAAATGCTTGGGTGTGTAACGATAAAGTATTACGTATGGTACTTAATCCATTTAAACCTGCAAAGATACCTTACATGGCAGCACCCTATGAACTTAATCCATACAGCTTTTTTGGTGTAGGCATAGCAGAGAATATGGACGATACACAAACATTGATGAATGGTTTTATGCGTATGGCTGTAGACAATGCTGTAATGTCAGGTAATTTGCTTATAGAAATAGATGAAACCAACCTAGTTCCCGGACAAGACCTAAGTGTATATCCCGGAAAAATATTCAGAAGACAAGGGGGCGCACCCGGACAAGCTTTGTTTGGTACAAAGTTTCCTAATGTAGCAAATGAAAACATGCAACTATTTGACAAAGCACGAGTGCTTGCAGATGAGAGTACAGGACTACCTAGCTTTTCTCATGGACAAACTGGTGTATCAGGTGTAGGCAGAACTGCATCAGGTATATCTATGTTGATGAATGCTGCAAGTGGTGGTATTAAAAATGTTATAAAGAATGTAGATGATTATCTACTCAGACCTCTAGGAGAGGGACTGTTTAGATTTAATATGCAGTTTAACTATGATAAGAATACAAAAGGTGATCTAGAAGTAAAAGCTCGTGGCACAGAAAGTCTCATGGCTAATGAGGTACGCAGTCAAAGACTTATGCAGTTCTTACAGGTAGCAAGCAATCAAGCACTCGCACCGTTTGCTAAGTTTCAATATGTAATACGAGAGATAGCTAAATCTCTAGACTTAGATCCAGATAAAGTAACCAACAACATGGACGAAGCTACACTGCAAGCAGAGATCATGAAAAAATTTCAGCAACCCCCTGAAGCACCAACACCTCCTGCAGGAGCAGATCCAAAAGATCCAACAGGAGCAGGTGGTGCAACAATAGGCACAGGTCAAGTGCCTATGCCACAGGAACAAGGATTCTCAGGAAATGAACAACAACAACCAACCCAACAACCTACAGGACAAGCTACTCAGCAAGCTCAAGCCACTGGTCAACAACAAGGACCAATGGGACAGCTTCAGTGATTATATAAATTTTTTAATAGCACAAAACCATGCTGTTATGGAGCAGACAAACGATTTAGTTATACTGCATAGATCACAAGGTGCTATTATGATGTTAAGAAGACTACGACAACTAAGGGATGCAGTCAACGCTAACGGAAAGGGCTAACCAATGAAAGAGCAGATGGAACTATTTAATGAAGGAGGATTACGTGACGAAGGTGGAGAAGTAGAACCTAAGTCAGGTAATAAAGTGCCATCAGGCTCTCTAAAAAAAGAAGTAGCTGACGATATACCTGTAATGATAAGTGAAGGTGAGTTTGTTTTTCCTGCTGATGTTGTGCGATACATAGGTCTTGAAACATTAATAAAGATGCGTCAGGATGCCAAGCAGGGCTTGAAGATGATGGAAAAGATGGGGCAGATGGGTAATCCAGAAGAAGCAGAGTTACCAGACGATATTCCATTTGGTATGGCAGATTTAATTGTTGTATCAGGTGAAATGAAAGAAGACGATGACAAAGAAGAAAAAGCTGAAGGTGGTGTAGTAGGAATGCAAACAGGTGGACTATTAGATGATCCACGATTCTCAGGTCCTACTACTCCAACAACACCTACACTGACCGATGAAGATAAAAAACAAATAGAGGATTCTTTATTAGGAACAGTTTATGGTACAATAACTATGCGAAGATATGTTAATGCAGATGGTGTTGTAAAGTATATACCGTTCATTGGTGAAGAACCACAGATGGAAATACCTGAAGGATTTGAATTAGACAACTCTGCTCCTACACCAACAAATACTACGGTAACAAGTATATCACAAGATAGTGATGGAGGTTCTACTGCTACATCTTATAATCAATTAAGCCCTAATTTAAATCCATTTAAAGATCAAGCATCTGTAAATTTTGATATTAATAATTTAGATGCAAATCAATTAGTAGATTACTATGGATCATTCTCAAGTCCAATGAACAGATTTTTGAGTGTGGGTGTAGGGGCTTTGTTTGGTGGCTTACCTGCTCTAGGTATAGCTACAATGCAACAGTTTGCTCAAACTAGAGGACCAAACAGTTTAAAAGCTACAGAAGATAAGTTAGCTCAGATGGTAAAAAATGGTGAAATATCAGGAGATCTTTTAGATAAGTTAAAAGCATTTCAGAAAAGAGCAAAAGAAAAAGGCACAGGTCCTAAGAGCTTTTTAAGTAGACTTATAGGTGGAGCATCAGGAGGAGATAAGAAAAAATCTGATACTCTCACAAAAGCTGTGCAAGCAGGTGATGTCACTACTGTTGAAAAAGTATCACAAGAAGCTGTAGAACAAAATGTTCAAAAAGCTTTAAATGATGCCATAGCTAATATACGTGCTGATATTGATTTAGAAAATGAACCTGAAGCTAAAAGTAACCCAACTTTAATTAATACTGTGGGTGGATTAGTAGATATTGCAAGAACATCTACATTTGATAGTATGGTTGATAAAGCACCTACAACAGAACTAGGAGGAAAGTTTGTTCCTGCTCCAATAGAGGACTATAGAATGTATACACCTCAGACTACAAAATATGGAGATATAACTCAACCACAAACACTTGGTCTTACGGCAAGAGATGCTTTTATGGCAGAACGCTTTGAACCTGCTACTGTAGATTTTGGTACAACAGAAGATGCACTAAAAAGAGCAACAGAAACTGATGTATTTAAAACAGCTTTTGGTTTAGAAAATTTTGGCAGAACACCTGTAAAAGGAACAGGGTTTGAAGTAGGACGTTCTCCTTATGAAGCAGAGGGCAGATCTCAACTAGGTTCTGGTTTTAAAAGTGCAGAGGAAGAAAGAAAAGATCGTCTGGACTTAATGAGAAGAGGTAGGGGAAGAACAAAAGAACAAGAGCAAGAAGAACAAAAGCAACAAACTAAAAAGAGAACAAGAAAAGCTGATCAACCTAGAGCAGGTATACTGCCTAGACGAGGAGAAAGATTTCCTGATGTAGGTTTAGACAGACCATCTAGATTTGGTCAAACTAGAGTTGATGATTTTCTACTAGGTGTTGAAAGAGATGACAAAGGTAATATTACAAATCTCACAGAGCAACAACAAAAAAATATAAGACAAAATGTACAAGAGCAAGAAAATATACGACAAAAGCTAGATGAAGAAGATAGAGTAAGACAGTCTCGTGGCTTTGGTCCTATGAGTGTACAAGAAAGATTTGATAGACAACAACAAGAGTTTACAGGTTTTGATAGTCAAGGTAATTTTTTAGGGGGTATGTATGTAGGTGGTGTACCCACTAAACCTATGAAACCACAAAGACTAAAGAAAGGTGGTTTAGCTAAACCCAAAGTTAAACCCAAAAGAATGAAGAAGGGTGGACTAGCTTCAAAGAAAAAATAAGTTCACAATATGTTGGCTACCTAACTCCCCATCTAACATGGCATACAGTTAGCCCTAACGAAAGGTAAGTAAATGGCAGAAGCAGAAGTAATGGTGCAAGATGCAACACCAAAAAAAGTAATGGCATTAGCATCTCGTAAATATTCAAGAGATGATAAAATTAAAAAAGACGAAGAAGAATTAGAACAACTAATTGCAGAAAATAAAGGTGAAGTAAAGGAAGAAGCTGAAGAGCAAGAGCCTGAACCAACATCTGCAGAAGAAAAGACTTTTAAGAAAAGGTATGGTGATTTACGAAGACATGCTCAACAAAAAGAGTCCGACTTACAAGAGCAGATAAATCAACTAAAAGAACAGCTTGATAGTGCAACTAAAAAGCAAATACAGCTACCAAAGTCTGATGAGGATATAGAAGCATGGGCAAAAGAATATCCTGATGTAGCAGCAATAGTAGAAACTATAGCTATAAAAAAATCCAAAGAGCAATCAAAAGAGCTTGAGGATAGGATTCAAAAAATAAATGAAATGCAGGAATCTGCAACTAAGGAAAAAGCTGAAGTAGAGTTACTAAAGTTACATCCTGATTTTGTAGATATTCGTGAAGACGATGACTTTCATAACTGGGCTGAAGAGCAACCACAGTGGGTGCAAAAAGCTTTGTATGAAAATGATAACGATGCAATGTCTGCTTCTAGAGCTATTGATTTATATAAAGCTGATAGAAATATTAGTAAGAAAAAGACAAGCTCAAAAGATGCAGCCCTAGCTACAAATCCAAAGTCAACACGTACAAAACCTCAGACTAACGAGGAGTCTACGTATTTAAGAGAATCTCAAGTACAAAAAATGTCATCACAAGAGTATGAGAGAAGAGCAGATGAAGTCATGGAAGCTATCCGAACAGGTAAATTTATCTATGATGTATCAGGTTCTGCTAGATAAAAAAGTTTGACATTTAAAAAATTATACATATAACTATGTATAGTATATAAAATATACATTTAGCCCCTATATGGATTACCTATATGTATATTACATCACAAACGACAATGCGATGAGACTTACCTAATTTAACAAGCCCAGTATGTACAACTGCACCTTGATCTAAGTTAGCCCCTAATCTGTAATTGTAATTTGTATCTGTGACCTTGAAAAGTGAGGAGGACTAACTATGGCTTTTCAAACTGCGGCAGGACATGGAA